GATGTTAGCATTAATAACGCTGCTGATAATCCCATTAACGATAAAGAAAATAGCCCTATTCCTATTGCAGCTGGTCCTAATAAAATTCCAACAGCTCCCATTAAACCTAAACCTGCTGCAAATTCAAGCATGTTAAAATTTTCTGGTATTAAAGATAAAGCACCTGCCATTACACGTAAAGCTAAACCCGCAGCGGCTATACCATAAGTACCAAATAACAATGCCACGCCTGATACTCCCATAAGTGTCATACCATAAGCCAATCCAATTAATTTTATAGGATTTATTTCTTTTAATATATTAAAGAATCCGCCTGCTGATTCCAATATCTGTGAAAATGCGTCTGCAACTGCTTTTATAGCCGGAGCTAGTGCGTCGAATAATGTTCCTAATACAGGAAATACACGAGGTCCAAGTACTGACAATAAAAGTAGTGAAGGCATTGCCAACATCATTCCTATACCTAAAGATGCAAATCCTATTCCAAGCAATGCTAGCGCTGGTCCCATTATTAATAATTTTTCAATAGGTAATTCTGAGACTGTCATTACAAATTGTGCAAATGCGCCTATTATTTTAACGATTGCATTTGCAACTGCTTCTATAATAGGAGGTACCATTGCCATCATCATCGCTAAACCTGCTGCGAATAACCCCATTCCAGCTCCGGCAAACATTAACGCAATTCCAAATGGTATTAAAGCAACACCGATTGCTCCTAATAATACTACACCTAACCAAGTATAAGGATTCATTGCAGCACTACCTAATGAAGATAGACCTTTACCTAAAGCCTGTAGTCCAATTTGTAATGGTACACCCATTATTGCAATGAATAATAAAGCAGGTATTGCTGCAACCATTATTGCACCTGACACTCCAAGTACTCCTAATATGGTTGCTCCTAAAAATGCTTTTTCACCTATTTTTGAAAGACCTTTACCTAGACCTTGAAGGTTTGTCTGCAACATTTGTAGAGGTGTCAATCCCATAAATAATAAAAATGGTATTGCAGGTACAGCTAGTACCATAGCAGGACCAGCTAGCGCTAGTGCAAGAATTCCTTTGAATGTATTCTTGCCCATCTCTCTCAAACCTTTGGCTAAATCTTTTAATCTGTCACCTACTCCTTTTTCTGGAGTTTTCATCTCAGGTATAGGACTCTCTTGCTTCTTTTTTGGTGCTTCTTTGCCGTGACCTAAAAATTTTCCAATTCCTGAACCTTTGAATGCATCTTTCATTTTTGTACCAAAGCCACCTACTGCAGGTGCAAAACTTGCTAAACCCTGTCCCATTGCACCTACCATATTTACAGAAGCCATAATTGTTTCAGCATTTTCTTTCATACCTCCCCAGAATGATTGAGCTGTTTTTAATGTTGCAGCCCACCACTTAGATTGCTTTTCTCCTGTTTCTGTAAGACCTGCTTGTAGATTTAATTGCTTTTGTAGTTCTCCAACACTGACTCCCATTAGTTTTGCAGCTTCTGCCTTTTGATAATAATCCATTTGGTTAAATGCTGTTATACCACCAAGCTGGTTTAGCATTTCTTTATATCCACCTTCTAGGTCACCTGCATATATCAATTGCTGAGCTCTGTCTACATTAATTTGTCTTCCTAGTAATACAGATAGCTGCATTGCGCTGGTTCTTGCATTGTCTAAGTCCATTAGATTTTCAGCAGTCTTTGCCATTTGAGATAATGATGTTCCCATCTTTGCAGCTTCAACTGCAGCTTTACCTAGTCCTTCAACACTGTCATAACTAAATTGAGCTATAAGGTCAGCACTGTTTGCGACATCTGTCATTACCTTTCCTATAGGTACGTTTGCACCTCTAGCTAAATTTTCTACAGTTTTTAATGAAGACTTGGCTGTAGCTTCACTATCACCTGATAGCTGCATAGCATTATACATTAATTTTGCAGAATCCTGGCCAGACATATTATAGTTCTTTGCCATTTTAGCAGTATCTTTAACCAGCTGTGTTGAGACGTTGGCCATTCCACCAAATTCTGCTTGCAAACCTCCCATCGCTTCTGCAAGTTGTTTTCCGCCTATGCCTAACATCGTCATTGAAATTGACGCACCGCCTAGCTGGGCCGCCATTTCCATTCCCTGGTCTCTTGACATCCCTATTTCTGCAGCTGCAGTAGACATAGTATCTGCAAATTGAACACCTGCTGAAGTCCATGCTGCTACAAATGCTCCTGTAGCTATTTTAGGGTCTTGTGCGATTGCTACAAAATCGTCCCATTTATCTTTGAAAGCACCAAAAAACTCCTCATTTTTCTTTTGCTGCTCATTTCGCTTTTCCATTGCGGAAACAATTGCTTCCTGTGCTATAATATCTTCATTTGCGTCGGTGACCGCTTTTCTATTTAATTCAGCAATTTTATCCATTGCTGCAATCAATCTAGTTTTACCTTCTGCTATCGCTAATTCTTGTTGATATTTTTTATCGCCCATTAGAGATGATTGTATATCATAATTCTGCTGTGACTTTTTTCTGTCTGCGATTGCTTGTTCTATTATACTTCGCTTAGTTAGATTTTTTACTATTTCTGCTGTTGCCGCGGCTCCATCCTGCTCAGATTTCAATATATTCGCACGTAATTCCTGTACTTTAGACATAACACCTTCAAGCTCTCGGGCTTTGGTGAAATACTGTTTTTGTCCAGCTAATTCGTCTTTACTATATGGTGAATCTTTTGCCATCTATGTTATCCACTAATTGCAGCTTGTATATCATCCCAGCTATCTTCTAAGCCTTTTGCATGTGACCTAGCTTTTTCAACAGCTTTTTTACCTGCAGGTGAAGATTTTGCAATTCTTTCTAATTCTGCACTAAATCTTTTATCTCGAGATTTTTTAAGCACATCTGATATATGATTTAATATACTTGACATTACACCTTCACGTGTAATTTGTTTGTTTTCTGAGATATGCTTTTTAATCATCTCACGAACAATATCTCTTAATTTATTTTCGCTCATGACACTCCTCTTTATATTCTATATTAGTTTAATATAAATATCAAGAATTCGTGGATTTAGATGATGGCTTATTAAATGTTGGTCGCTTTATACCTTTTGATGTGTTGCCTTTTTTAGCTTTTTCCATCTGCTCATTTTCCTCTTTACGAGTTTTAACAAGTTTCTTATAATAAAATAAACGCAGATATACAGGCATCTGATAAACATCGGTATGTGTAAACCCACCTTGGGCATTGTACAGAAGCTGAAATATCTGTTCGTGTAGTACGGGCCTATAATTAGACCCTAGGCCAAAAAAACTCTACGTTTAATGGGATTGATATCTGTTCTTCATGACCACATTCTTGACATTCAAAGAAAAAAGTCATATCAACATCAGGTGTCACCTTGTCTAAATGCTTTCTAAATGCTAAAGAATCTCTAGATATAAACTCGTTATCAACAAATTTATTAATAGTACTTTGGTCTTCGTCGCCATCCACTGCTATAATCATTGCTTTAAGTCTACTTGACAACTCAAATGATACTTGAGATGAACGAGACTGTTTTTTCTTTCTTTTAGCCATATCTGCAACCCAAGCTTCATCTTTATGAGATAATACCTTGAATGTTAAATTTCTTTTACTTAACGGTAATTCAAACTCAAATTTATTTTCATTTTTAGGATAAAATTCTATTTGCTTATTTTCTAAATCTGCAAGATTTATAGTTTCTTTACTTTTTGCACCACATTTAGGACATGTTATATCAACAGGATATTCAGCACCATAACCTAATACCCTTGCTGCAACCATAATTGCATTTTTATCACCTAGTACCAAATCGTCATAATTAATTCTTTGACCTTTTCCATTACCTACAATTAATGAACGTAATAACATATCTATTACAACACCTTTTTGTATAAGATTTTGTGATGTTAATATGTCCTCTTCTTTTGCGGTCATATATTTCATTTCTACTTGACCTGAAGATAGTGGATTGTCTTTTGGATATAGTAAACCTTTTGTAGGCAAATCTATAATTTCGGTTGGAAATTTAGATTCTTTAGCTTCCTTTAACTGTGTATCTTGAATTAATTGTTCTTTTAATTGGTCGGTTGAAATTTCCTGTCCAGGATATTCATCTGTCACTTTTGGCATAATATAACTCCTATATTGTTTTTAATCATAACTAGTATATATAAATATATACAAACAAAAAAATAGCCCAAATTAATGAGCTATTTTTAATTATTGTATTTGTAATTAAATTATTAACTTGATTTTCCAGAAACGACTGTCACTATCACGTTATCTGGGCCACCAGCTACTGACGTTGATATTGAAATAATAGGGTCGTTTGTGGCATCAAGAGTTTCAACATAATCATTTACAGCTTTAGCAACTGAACCTACAGAACCTGAATCATGTGTTGCTGTGACTGAACCTCTAATAATTTTAGTTTTTGCTGTGTAAACTGCCATGCCTTATCTCTAGTATTGAAGTACTGCGTAATCTATTCCTAAAGTCACATTTATTTCAGCAGCAGTTCCATCCTCGTCCCAACTCATCTCTCCAAAATCAGCATCTTTAATATAAGCGCCTTTTAGAGTCCATTCCTCAACTTTATCACCTACTGGACCTAATACGTTAATTGTACAATCTTTCTTATAAAAGTCAGCATATCCATTTCGACCTGTCACTGATTCGTGATGTAGCCTTACCCATTCCATAATAGCTTGGGCTCCTGATGGTACAACTGGGTCATATAGCGTTAATGCTACATCATTCCACTTACTCCTACCTTTAAGTACTCGTTGGTTATTAATATGTTTGATTATTAGTTCACCATTCTCTACTTTAGGACGGTTTACTTTTTTACATAAATATGATGGTACTCCGTCAACATAAAATACGAACCTGTTTTTGACCTTTGGTTCAAAGGCCGTGAACATCATTTCTGTTGGGTCGATTAAATTTGCCATTCTTTTTTCTCCTTAGTTATTTAATATAAATATCACCTTCCTAATAAATTAGTCGTTAAACGTTGCACCAGTTGGCATAATGTTAAAGTCGATAACAATAAACTCTGCTGCCTTAGCCGGTTGAATGAATATATCTCCTTTCATGATATTTCTATCTATAATATCAGGAGTGTTATTCGATTCATCCATTACAACTTTGAAGGCATATAAACCTTGTCTTTGTTGAACAGATTCCATGTAAGGGTTAACTTGTGATAAAAATCGGTTTCTCGTTGCTGCTGTATTGTTTTCAAATACTAAGTATTTAGATACAGAAGCAATGAATTTTTTAAGATTAATTAACAACCTTCTAACATTTACTCTATCTAATGCTGATGCTTTCTTTTGAAGAGTTTTCTGTCCCCAAACAACTACACCTTCACCAGGAAACGTTGCAACTGGATTTACATTAGCTTCATATAATTCATCTCTGTTAGCATGTGTTAATTTTCTTTCTGCTTGTATTACAGTTTCTTGACCACCTCTATTAAGACCAGCAGGAGCAAACCATTCAGCCGATACTTTATCGTTGAATGCATATATTCCTGGCATCATTGCTGATTGTGGAACCCAAACATATTTTCCAGTCATTGGGTCTGCAATTTGTACCCACGGCCAATAGAATGCAGCGTACGAAGAATCTCTTTCTCCAGCCTCTGTTGTAGCGTTTCCTATTGTACTTGCAAATGGTACTGGGTCGATGATTGTCATGACATCACCTCTTTCTTCGCAAACATTAATCATTTGTGTAGCAAGACCTACAGTGTTTGCGTTATTAACACCTGGTGCCATTAATAGATTAATATCT